CTTCGGTCGCTAACTGCGACAGTCGGATTAAATTTCCATTCTGGTACGAATACCGTAACTGAGAGTAGGTCTTACAACTTACTCGCGACTGACGGTGCCGGTTCATTCTATACGAGCGCGCCTGGCTACACGCAAAAGCTTTCGCTTGGTGGTTCTTATGTTAGAAAGACTTTTACGATGAATCGTACTGTGTTTCCGACATTTCCCTACCCAAGTGTACCGGGGTTCAAAGATCCCCGATCCCTTACGCATGCGGCTTCGGCTATAGCGTTACTCCTGACGGTTGTCAACCGACGATCGTCTTAACTTAACCTTCCTTTAAGGAACGATATCATGGGCATTCGCGCCAATATCACACTGACAGATGCAAACCCAACAACGCCTGTCAACCGCGTTTACTATCCAACCGAAATGACGGGCAAAGTCCTGAACTACGTCGATCGCACTCAAGCGATCGCTGCAGGTCAGAACAAACTGTCCGTTTCTCAAGTTGCTAGCAGCGCGTCGTCTCCCACTTACAAAGTAAAGTGGAAACTGGTCAATCCAGTGCTCGCGCAGTCTTCTCCGTCTACTGCATCGGGTATTCAGCCAGCGCCTCAAGTGGCGTACACGAATTTGGCAACGATTGACTTTGTTCTTCATGAGCGGGCAACCGCTCAGGAGCGCAAGGATCTGTTGGCACAACTTCGTGACCTCATTGACGAGGCGATCGTTACTAACCAGGTGGAATCTCTTGACTTGATCTGGTGATCAAGCAGCAGGCGTGAGTCTGCTAAGAGGTTCTTCTTTAACCTTATAAAAGGCTAAAATGAAACGTAAACATAAGTCCGTTTTAGAGTACAAGAAGTACTCGCGGGACCGTTTAAACGGTTCTGAACTGGTTCTAACTAGGTCTGAGTCTTCCGAGACTTTAGATGCTGTCTTCTTTCACACTTGTTCGAGTGTGGATTCACCTAGGTCATTAGCTGCTTGGCTTCTTTACGAAAGTAAAGAATTCGGTCAGTTAGTGTGCCTAGAGATGGATCCAGATCATTATCAGTGTGCCGAAAGGTACGCTGACGATGCTCTCGTAACGAAGATGCTATCTAAGTACCCAGAGTTTAAGCATGAAAGCTTAGATCCTGAAGGTACGGCGAAGGCATCTTTTGTGTCATGGGAAGCCGCTTGTGCTCTTACAAATCGTAAGTTTAGAAAACTTGATCTGGACCCATCTTTATGGGACCCGATGATGCTCGAGATTTTCTCGTCAGCACGCCGAAAAATTAGATCAATTCTACGAAAACCCGATTTGGATAGCATTAGTGAGAAGTTTGCTTGGGGCCCTGGAGTAACGACCAGTACATCCGGTCCCGAGACCTCAGCTTACGCTAAGTTTGGAAACCGACTTGACGTGACTAGTAATTCTCTCGTTATGGGTCACTGCTGTGTGAATAGCACACCTTCCTGGGTGAACTGTCAGCTTCAAACTGATAACTTCCCCTCTATCGAAGTGTCACTAACTTATGACGCTTTCGATATAGTTAGAGGAAACGAGATCGTGTTTGTTCCAAAGAACGCCAAAACACACCGAGTTATCGCTAAAGAACCCCATGTAAATTCATATTTACAGAAGGGTTATGGTAGTGAAATCAGGTCCCTGTTGAAGCGGTACGCTGGGATTGATCTTAACGATCAGTCCATTAATCAGCGGTTAGCCCTGTTAGGAAGCCTAAATAACTTACTAGCAACAATCGACCTCAGCGGAGCGAGTGACACTATATCTTATGAATTAGTGAAATTTCTCTTGCCTGAGGATTGGTTTAATCTCCTAGACTCATGTCGTAGTAAACAAGGCCTGTTTGAAAAGAATTGGATCTCTTTCGAGAAATTCAGTTCTATGGGCAATGGTTTTACGTTTGAGCTAGAATCTTTAATATTTTACGCGCTTGCAAAAGCGTCCGTAGAGTATTCTAGATCTGAGATTCGCCTCGTTAGCGTGTACGGTGATGACATAATAGTCCCATCCGAAAGTTACGAGGTTGTGGCTAAGGTAATCGAGTACGCAGGATTCACCATGAACGAAACTAAAAGCTTCGCTAATGGTCCCTTTCGGGAATCCTGTGGAAAAGATTACTTTCTTGGACATGACGTTCGGCCTATTTTCATTAAAGAAAGTATCTCAACTTATGAAAGCATTTTTAAACTGGCTAATAGTATCAGGCGCTATAGTCATCGCCGTAATTTTAATTACGGCTGTGACAATCGCTTTTTGGCTATTTGGGACTACCTTTACACTAGGGTTGGAAAAGACTTTAGGTCTTTCTTAATTCCTGATGGATTTGGTGATTCCGGCTTCATCGTTAATTTCGATGAAGCTGCCCCCTTCCTTCACCGTGCAAAACATGGCTGGGAAGGGTTTGTTTTTGATGCGCTAATAAGGCTACCTCTTAAAAAAGGTATGAGAGACGAGCATCGAGCTTATACTGCGATGTTGTCAGCCGCCGGAGCACCCAATTTTGATGGTCTCAATAAAGGTGTAAACCTTTTGAAAGAGGCCGTTGAAGAAAAGCTCCCCTTACTGGGTCATCACGACCTGAGAAGGAAAACGTACTTGAAAAAAGCACGTATTCATACCAATGGCTGGTATGATCTTGGACCCTGGATATAATTAATAATTATAACAG